GATGGTATGGGAGACGAAAATGATATGCATGAGGAAGATGAACAAACAGCTGTTAGTCCTAGCTCTACAACTAGTCATGCTAAGCCAATGAATATCAAATATAACAACGGTAAGAATAACAAAGTTGGTAATTTAAAAGCTCCAAAAGAACAGGTACATTCAAAGTATACTGATACTGTAGGACATGTCGGTGATTATGGTCATGCTTTAGTTAATGCAAAATATGCTGACGGTAAGACTAACAAAGTACAATCTGATACCAGGTCTGAAGTTGGTAAGAATATGTTCGAGCTGTAACATAATAATATATAAAAAAGAGAACCCAAAGGATGTTATGTCCTTTGGGTTTTTTATTAAATAATAATAATGACATCTTTTCGGAAATACATTTTAGAATACTATAAAGGTAACTCTATTTTAAATGTTAACATGAGTAATGGTAAAAATATTAATAGAGCACATCAACGTAAACATGTCAACACTGCACCAATAGACTATGAACATAAAGACCCTGTTGTAGATAAAATAAGTAGAGGTAAGGCAAATAATATAACTATTGGAGGATCAAAGCTTAATCATTTATTAAAATTATATAATATGAAGTTTGCACCTGGAAAAACTAAGGTAATAGGAAATTCTAATGTTTCTATTACTATGAGAGTTAGTCGCGGCGGTATTCAACAAGGTATTTGTAGAAAAAGATAATTATGAGTTGTAATACTAATACCGTAAATTGTGACCCTTTAAATATTTTTGCTGCCAATGCAATACCTCAATGTGGTCAGATATTTAGTCCACATACTTTTCAAGCTGAGCAATTAATATATAATAATGCATATAGCGATTTAATTAACAGTTTGGGAGTACCTATTAATTATTATGTTAATACTTTTAACTTTAATACTGCAGACTTTATATACGGAGAGGAACCAACAAGTAAATTTTTAGGACCTTTTGTTATGCAAATGTTTGTTGAGCTTACTGAGGCATCGATTAACCTTTCAAAATTTGGGTATGCCGCGGGGGACGACCTAGTTGGTTATCTTCACATTAATACCTTTACAACCACGTTATCTCCGCAAGTTAATTACGCTTTATATAACCAATCTATTGAACCTAAATCAGGTGATTTAATAGAGATGACAGCTCTTGGATGCGATAGACCTAATGGTAGAGGTTCTAAAATCTTTGAAATTACTGAAAGAGTTGATCAAGATGTATCTTCACTTAATCCTTTGCTAGGTCATTATGTTTATAGATTAAAAGCGAAACGTTACGAGCATTCATTCGAGCCAGGATTAACCGGCGAACCTGTTAATGATCAAGTGTTTGATAATTCTTTCTCTGGTATTGTGTCTTCTAGTCTTGTTGGGCAATTATCTTCTCAAGCTAAGTTATATAACACAGATATTGATATTACATCTAAAGAAGTTGTTTTGGATATGGATGCTAATAAGACTGATATATATGGTAGCTATTATTAATATTAGCTTGATATAATAATGAACTCCCATATAATCATTATATGGTATTCTTTAATGAAGAGCAACACTCTTACACTAACGCAGAGGGTGAAAACTATATCTCTGTAACAACTTTATTATCAAAATATAAAAATAAATTTGATACAGAAAAACACGCAACAAGAGTAGCTCAAAGAGAAGGTGTAACAAAAGAGTTTGTGTTACAATTATGGGAAGATATTACTAAAACTGCTACAGATAAAGGAACCGAAATTCATAAAGCTTTAGAAGATTACATTACAAAAGTTGAAACTACTTGTAATAAACATAGCGACATATGCAAGAGTTATGACGATGTTGTTTATAATAATATTGATGAATATAAAGAAGTTCTTAGTGAAAAATTATTATACAACGATGAATATAAAGTTGCAGGTACAGCTGACTTAATTTATGAACATGATAAATATTTTACAATTGGAGATTTTAAAACTAATAAAAAGTTTAATTTTTCAAGCAAGTATAATGAATATTTTAATGAACCTTTAAGTCATCTTAATTATTGCGAATTTAATAGTTACGCTCTACAACTATCACTTTATGCATTTATGTATGAAAAATACTCAGGGAAACAATGTCGTAAGATTGTTATATTTTATTTAGACAAGTATAAATTCATTCCTATACACTGTAACTATTTAAAGAGTGATATAATTAATTTACTTAAACACTATAAAAATATATAAAAAGTTTCTTTTTTGTATTATATATTTATATAATATGAAAAAAACTGCTATACTTAAAAAGCTAAGTCAGTATGTAGATAATATCTTCGAAAATCTAGATAATATTTCAACACTACTTGAATTAGATCTAGAAGATGATGAACTATGTCTTTTATCTGAACAATTTAAAAAAATTATTGAAGAAGCAATTAGTGAGAATGAAGATTGTAATTACAACGATATAGTAGAATATATTAATAATAATTATTAATGAAAAAAATACTAATAATCGGTAAGGGATATATCGGCAATATATTGTTTAATAGTTTATCTCAAAATAATTTTCATGTTCAAATTATTAGCAAGCAAGATATAGACTACACTAATAATGACACACTCACAACATTCTTATCATTAGCTGATACATATGATTATATTATAAATTGCTCTGGATATACCGGTATCCCTAATATAGATCAAGCTGAAGCAAATAAAGCAGAATGCTGGAAATATAATGTAACGGTACCATACAATATTAGCAAAATATGTTCCCTGCATAATATTGAATTCATTAATATATCTACCGGTTGTATTTATACAGGATACAGTAAAGACTTTACTGAAGAAGATGTACCAAACTTTGGTATGTTTGATACTAGTTCTTTTTATAGTAAGAGTAAGCATGCGTATGAATTAGTGAGTGAGTATGGAATGAATATTCGTATTCGAATGCCATACTGTGATACAAAGTGTAATAAAAATTTCTTAAGCAAAATTATAGGCTTTAATAATATTTGTAATCTAAAAAATTCTAAAACATATATTAATGATTTGGTAAAGTTTTTAAACTTTTTTATTAAAAGCTCTAAGCTTAAAACTAATGATGTAGGACTTTTAAATTTTGTTAATCCTGCAGCATTGTACATAGAAGACATAGTTAAAATATTAACAAAACATAATCTTAATAATAAGTATTGGATTTATACTGATATTAGCAAATTAGCATTAGCCGCGCCGCGCTCTAACTGTGTTTTATCTACAGACAAATTAAGTCTACTTTTTCCTGAATTTAAATTACAGGACGAAAAAGACGCTATTATTGAAGCAATAAAAAATTGGTAATTATTTTAAAATGAACTACGATATAATTACGATATAACAACAATAACTAAATCAAATGCCTATTCTAACTAGTATTAACGCTCTCGAAGATATTCCAACCTTTAACATTGTTAAGGAAGAAGTCTTTGATTCGAGAGGTGCTCGTATCCCATCAACCTTTTCTCTTATGCGAGAAGATTCCCGAAGCCATCTTGGAATTTGTAAAGCAGACTACCGACCCATTCAAATTGATGAAATGCTCGATGTAGTTAAGACTGCCTGCGATACTATCGGTGGTATTACTCACGATGGATATACTCTTCTTAAAGATGGTCAACGTGTAATGATTCGCTCTATTATGCCTGAAGTAGAAGGTCTTTCTAATGATAAAATGATAGGTCATTTTTATACCATTATTGATAATACTGGTAAATCTGCTAATAAAACGATTCCTTCTTCATTGCGCTTAGTGTGTGATAATCAGATGAATTTGCTTTATGCTGAGGCTAGGCGTAATAATAATGATAGTAAATCACGACGAAATACAAACGGTCAAAATATTAGGCATTCTTTTACCTTTGATCAGAAGGTTCATGCTTTTGCTAATAATATCGCTAATAATATGAATATGTTGGCTAATTTTGCTAGTACTGCTGAACGTCTTCGAAATGCTTCTTTCGATACTGATAAAATGCTGCAACTAACCCAGCAGCTAATTCCGTCAGAGAAGAATGAAACGCCTCAGCTAATTAAAAAGCGCGAAACTATTGTTAATCTCTTTACTAATGGTACTGGTAATGAAGGTAAGTCTCGCTGGGATGCTCTAAATGCGTTCACAGAGTTTGAATCTAAGCAGAAATTTACTGCTGCTAAACTTTTGCGAAACCTTACATCAAACAATCTATCTAACCGTGCATTGTTTATCTTAAATAATAACTAATTAATGAATATTATAAGATACTTAACTACAGAGCAAGGTAATAAGTGTCTTGTAGATATTATTCACTCTTTTACAGAAAATATTTTAAATATACACGATATTTTTGTTTACCCTATTATAAATAAAAAAGACGATAATGGCATAATAACAGAAATTGTAGATAAGCAGTTTTTATTTAGTGAAGAACTTAAAGTAGACTATGCAAATACAATGAGTCAAATATTAGTTAAAGAGTTAAAAACAATATTACCCGAATAAAAAAAAGACATATGTTTGAAGAAAAAATTGGTGACAAACGTTTTGAATATGAAAAAAATAGTAATAGAATTAACATATATGTATCAGGAGACATCGACCCTGTTTCTTACATCTCAGTTGAAACAAATTTAACTGAGAAAGAGTTTCATTACGAAATTATGACTTGGTCTATGCAAAAAGGCTATTGATAAAACTAAGATTATCATCAAATATCCATAAATAATATGACATGGATACTGAAAAATCGTTAGTTAAAGAGTTTATAAGCGGCGGTTGGATAGTACCGGTAGTAGGTGCATTAGCAATGTTAGCTCGTTTATTATCAGCACCTAACCCTATACCTGTTGTAGAGCAAGTAAAAAGAATATTTACTGCTGCTCTTGCTTCAGGTATATCGTGGTTTGTATTAGAGCAGACAGATATCGGTAGTTTAACTAAAGCAATTACATACGGTATAATTGGTGTAGTTTCACCAGAGCTTATAAATGGAATAGTTAAATTAGGTAAGCGGTTTGAAAAAAATCCGACTAAGTTTATTGAAAAAAAATAAAAATACCATTTAAATCTCGGTGTATATCCATAACATAATATATAAAATAATTATTATTTTTTGCTGTTTTAAAGCTAAAGCACAGCAAAAAGTTAGACGTAAACAAAAAATACAATTAAAAATTATAACGCAAAAATTAGAAACTCAACTTGCAATCAAAAGATTAATTGCAATTAAAAGACGTATTAAAAAAGAACAACAAGCTCTGTAAACGAACTATAATATAATATATAAATGAACTGTGAATGTGGAAAAATTGTTGAATTCGGTCGAGTCAGTCTTGGGCTTACTATTTGTAAGTCTTGTGCTAATCGGGTACCTAGTACTGATCGTGTGCGCGGCCGTATGGTATATCTTGATAAGTGCACACCTGTTATTGAAGTTCATTCTAGTACAAGCTGGAATGATAATAAAAAATACTTTACTCCTAATGGCGCTCGCTCTGCGGTAAAAAACTTCTCTAGAAACTCCTGCTCTTAATATATGAATAACGGTGCATGGTCTGGTGGTAAGGGTTCGATCCCTCGTAAGGTTAATAAAAAAACATATGATGACGCATATGATAGGATATTCAAAAAGGATATTCCTGCGCCTGAAGATAAAAAAAAAGAACCAACTGAAAACGAGCTCGCATTCTTTTATGGATGTATAGTTTCAATTTCACTGAGCTTTTGCCTATATGCTGTAGTTTATATTTTTTATAAACTATTAACTTCTTAAACTTTTAATATCTTATGAATACTGATCATTCTTTTTTACACACAAAATATCCTAATATTTTTACGCCACACTCAGACGAGACTGATACCTGTTTTCCGACAGAGTGGCTGAATATTGTAGATCATATGTGCAGCTCTATTAATACATACTTTAATACGACAAATATTATGGTAGTTAAGCCTAATTTAAAATATCGCTACAAGTTTTATATCAAATACTGGCCTAAACTAAGAGCTAGTGTATTTAAAATTCTTAACCCTGAGCGTAATTATTATATAAGACATAATAATAAATTATGTATAGCTCCTATATTTGATAAGCATCGGATTACTAATACGATTTCTTTTAAACTTCTTTCTCTTTTTAATAAATTAGCTTTTAAATTTTTTAATGGTTACTCTTTTCATGAAGATTATACTAAGCGCATTGAATTTAAGATAAAAAAAATCAGTAATATTGATGAAAAATTAGTAATTGCTTTTAATGGAGGTGATAACTTCATACGCGGCATAATTAGCCTAGCGCAATATATGGTTAAATCTACAACTATATCTAAAGAAATTGTAAAGAGTTAACGAACTACAATATAATTAGATTAATGAAATCTAAAAATTTAATTTGCTTACTTGGAGACGTACATGGTAGATTTACATATCTCACATCAAAAATTATTAATGCTAATTTACGCGATTGTTATCTCATTTGCGTCGGTGATTTAGGCATTGGATTTGACATTCCGGAGCAAGAAAGTAAAAATATTAAATGGTTAAATAGTTTTTTTAAAAAACGAAATATATCCTTCTTGTCTATTCGAGGTAACCACGACGATCCTAAACCTTTTAACGACAACTTTAAACTATCAAACTTTGAATTAATTCCTGATTATACGTTAAAAGTTATTAACGATGAACGATTTTTATTTGCAGGCGGTGCTCACTCTATCGATCGGTATAGTCGACAGACTGAAGGAGGAGGTTGGTGGCCTGATGAAGCTTTTGTATTAAAGCCAGAATTAATTCAAGAATGTGATGTACTTGTTACGCATAGCGCTCCTTTGTGGCTGTTTCCGTCTCCACTACCACCTCAATATATTCCTAAACAAGACGTTAATTTATATACAGATTGTGTAGAAGAAAAAAATAATATTGACAGTCTGCTTAGACAGTGTAAAGCTTCTCATATTTATACAGGACATTTTCATGAGAGTATTGCGTTCTACTATAATGGATACGGCGATGATCGTTGGTGTCGAGGCAGAATTCTTGCAGAGTTGGAATTGAAAGAGCATCAAAAAGAATCTCTATCGTAATGAACTCCGATATAATTAAGAAAGTAATTAACCCAATATATCAAAATGAATCTCTTAAATCATTCTTCTAACTTTACAAAAGTTTCTGATGTTACTATTCCTAGTATCTTTTACAATCGTATCAAGACGGGAATCGCAGAGATGGATGAAATGTACGGCGAAGGTATTCTTCCTGGAAGTGCTACCACCCTTACGGCTCAAGCTGGATGCGGTAAGTGTCACGGTCCTAATGAGATTATTGAAATTTTTGGATCGGACGATATTATTAATAAATTCCAAACGTGGTTGGCCGCTAAAGCGGGCAAATAGCTCACGCAGGCATAAATAGTTATATGAATATAACTCAACGTATACGAAAAAATAAAAAGGCCTATGTAACAGTCATAAAACATTGCATATCTTATAAAGATATAGAAGATTTTTTAATTGATATATCTTTAAAAAGGGGGTTAAACTTTTTACCATTTAAAAACTATAATCATGTTAAGAGTTTTTTCGATAGCTGTTTAACAAAAGAGTCTATGTCTGCATGGGATTTAGAGATTCAATTTAATAAATGGAAAACTGTCAATAACCTGAAGGCAACAGGAATCCTACAGTCAAATTATTATATTTTACGTGGCTATACTAAGCAAGAATCAGATTTTATAATAAAAGAACACCAAACTACTCGTTCAAATACAAATAAGTTACAGCGTGTAAAAAAATCAGTAAAAACAAAACAAGATAATAACTTATATACAGCAAAACAACAGGCTAGAGGTCGCAATTTTTACCTTAATAAAGGCTTCTCATATAGTGAAGTTGATGCTATAATAAATAAGAGAAATAATCAATGGCAAACATCTATGCAGCTAGCTATAGAATGTGACCCTTCTATTAATCCTCGTAAGGGAAGAAACAGACATCAGTTAATAGAACAGTATGGATATACAAAAGCTTGCGATATTATTGCATCTCGATTAAATGCTTCAATTTCTAAACCAGAAAAAAATATACGGAATTTACTGTCAGATAATTGGCAATCTCAGTGGTATATAAATACAGGTAACAAATTTTTTATATATGATTTTATTAATCATGCAGCTAAAATTATATTAGAATTTAATGGTGATATATGGCACGCTAATCCAGAATTATACTCTGAAAATTGGATTAACCCTATAACAAAAAAAACAGCAAAAGAAATATGGAAACATGATAAAGAAAAAAAAATTATAGCTGAATTATTAGGTTACAAAGTTGTAACTTTTTGGGAAAAAAACTATAACGAACTCCGATATAACGAACTCCGATATAATAATAAAGCAATACAAAATAAACTATATGAAATCATTAACGGTAACATTTAAAGATCTATTCGAATTCCTTAACATTGGTGATGATATTAATAATATCGAGTTTACAGATACTCAACTTTATGTCTTAACACCAACAAAGGAAGTAGTACCTATTAGAGGATATATTAAAAAAACGGAACATGAGATTGTAAATGTTAAGCTTGAAAACGGAGATGAATTTAATGTTTCATCTCGGCATTTAGTCTTTGAAGAAGGTGAGTGTAAATTTGTAAAAGACTGTCAAACAGTTGATACGATTTATGGTTCATCTAAAATTTCTTCAATTCAAACTGTTAATACAAATGCGGAAGTTTATGATATATCAATTGATGCACCTCATGTCTATATAACACCGAATGGTGTTATTCATCATAACACTTCCTACCTCTTGCAGTTGATGGAAGCTCTCTCAAATAACGGTTACAATACTGGATATGCTTCTGGCGAAGAGAATCAATATCAGATCGCCTTTACATGCAACCGTTTGAACGTGAAAAATATTCAAATCGCTAATATTCAAGATATTGATGAGTTGGTTGAGGCGACTAAAATTTTTGATGTATTGGTCATCGATTCCTTTCAAGCATTGACTACTAAGAATAAGCTCAATCAAGCTGAGCTTGAGCGTTATGCTGTAAGCGCTTTGATTAAAGCTGCAAAAGAGAACGAGTGTGCTGTATTCTTTATCATGCACCTTACTAAAGACGGTAAGCTGAAAGGATCCTCGCTGGTACCTCACTCAGTCGATGTCAATATTCAAATTATGCCTGATACAGAGGGAGATAGTAGTGGTCGAATCTTCTCAGTCTATAAGAATCGGTTCGGTCCTACGAACGATTATTCTGCAACTCTTGGTTATAACGGATTTCAATTCACCGGTAAACGTGAAGGTGATATGGGTAAATCTAAAAAGACTCGTAAGCAAGATATTGAGAAAGAAATTCTTGAGCTTGATCCTCCTCTTATTACTAAAAATCTGATTATTGAAAAATTTAAGCTTACTCCTTCTCAAGCCTACCTTACTCTCAAGGAGCTTGTTGATGCAAATAAACTTGTTAAAATTGGGCGCGGTGAGAGTAGCGTCTGGAAGAAAACTATCTAACCTATGAAAACTCGAATTAGCCTTTGCTTAGCTACTCTGATTGCGTCCTGCCAGAGCATTCAACATAACACTTATACTGCAGTACGGACGGCACAATATAAAAAACTTATTTGTCGTGTAACTTATTATACTCCTGATAAAAAATGGGGCACTCAAGTGTCTGCACCAGGCGTTAAGATAGCCACTCAAGGAGTGACTGTCGCTGCTCATCCTGACTTTAAATTTGGCACAAAGGTATCTATTCCGAGACTAAAAGGAATCTTAGATGATGGACTTTTCATTGTACAAGATAGAGGCAGCGCTGTAACAAAAAAGAAAGCTTCAAAAGGTAAAGCGTACGTCGTTGATATCTATCTTGCCAGTACTAAATCTCTTAAATTTTATACAAATTTACCTGAATATATGGATGTATACTTTGCAAAACCATAATGAACTAGTATATAATAAGTTATAATAAAAACTTTAATTAAAAATGAATAAACTGACTATCGAAAACAGCGAAAATTACGCTGCACATTACGTTACTTTGAAAACGCTGCTGGCGATTCCGGGTGCAAATAATATCCAGCATGCTGTTATCAACGGTAATCTTGTCATTGTTTCAAAAGACTCTAAAGTAGGTGATAAGGGTGTATTTTTTCCAGTAGAGAGTCAACTAGCCGGATCCTTTGCAGCGAAAAATAATCTTCATTCTGACCAAATGTTGAATGTTGATCAGACCAAGAAGGGATACTTTGGCGATAAGCGACGAGTTCGGTGTATCAAATTCATGAAAGTTCCAAGTGAAGGATTGTTTTGTCCTCTAGAATATTTTGAGGCTTGGCGCGGAATTAAAGTTTCCGAATGGGATAATGTTGCTGATAACCACGCCTTTGATACCATCGATGGTGAAGAATTGTGTAGGAAATATCTGATCCGCGAAAAGCAAATCCCAGGCATTGCAGGTAAAAAAATAAAAAAACTGCCAAGTCGTTTGATTGAAGGTCAATATCATCTCCACTACGATACCTCTAAGCTGGCTGATAACATTCATTTGATTGATCCTGATGATTATATTGTGATCTCCGATAAATTTCACGGTACTAGTCTCAACTGTGGTCGCGTTTTACTAAAGCGAAATTTATCCTGGTGGGAGAAAATTAAGAATTTTTGCGGATTGAATGTTCAATTAGCTGAATACGAAAATGTTTATGCTAGTCGTGCGGTGATTAAATCTCTCATTGCGCAAAGCAATCATTACTACAAGGAAGATGTTTGGCACGGAGGCTTTAAAACGATTGAGCATGCTCTGACAGATGGAATTCAAATCTATGCGGAAATCGTAGGTTATACTCCATCTGGAAGTAAGATTCAGGGTAAGTGGACTTATGGCTGCAAGCCTGGAAAATTTAAAGTAGTCGTTTATCGAGTGACTCATACGTCTCCTAGTAACGTAGTAACAGAGTATTCAATGCAGGAGGTCATTCAGTTCTGCAAGGATAATAAGCTAGAGCATGTTCCTATCTTTTACCAAGGTCAAGCGAAGGATTTGTTTCCTCATCTACAGCTTGAATCTCATTGGCATGATGAATTTCTTAAATGCTTGAAAACTTCGTTTAATATGGAGAAAATCTGCAAAGAGTGTAACACTGGCGTTCCTGCTGAAGGTATTTGTTTGCGAAATGAAACCAAAGGACTCAGAGCGCTTAAGCTTAAGTCGTTTGCGTTTAATCTTAAAGAATCAGAAGCGCTAGATAATGGAATCGTCGATTTGGAATCGGATGATGCGGAAGAATTAGAACACACTATTTAACTTTGCAAACCAGAATGAACTAGACTATAATAAATATATACTAAATGATTATAACTGCTGCAACCTCTATACGTCATGGTAAATATAAATGTCTATTCAATAAAGTAAAAAAACTGAATAAAATTATCGAGCCTAATATTAAAACGTTATATGAACTAGTTAATATACCTGAAGATATTAAGATACATTTTAGACCTATTCGCAATGTCGCATTAATCGGTCAATATGTTTCTACTACTCATACTGTGGAAATAGATCCTCGTAAAGGAAAAATAGATGAACTTCTGTCAACAGTATGTCATGAGTTAGTGCATGCAGAACAATATCATGAAAATCGCTTAACAAGTGATCATAAGTTTTTTTATTGGGGAGGAGAAAAGCATAGATATACTCTCAGTAATGATATTTATTTTAACTTTCCCTGGGAGATTGAAGCTTGCGACCGTCAATATACTCTGTACGATGCTGCTTTTAAAGAATCATTTTTAACTAAGAAAAATATCAAATAGATGTTAAAACGAACTACTATATAATATTATTATAACGAAACTTTTAGCAATTCTGCTAACAACACAAAAACAAAAAACAAAAACAAACATATGAAACGTAACTCCGCCTGGTTCAAAAATCGCAATGCAACTAAAAATCCTAAGCTCTTTAACGTCTATCTTGAGCGTGATAGCAAAGGTGAATTTCATCTACTTGGTAATATGACTCGGATGCTTAATCGCACTAAAGGTACTGTAGACATGTCTAACTTGGATACGCCTGAGTGGGAACGAGTTAATACTCGCGCATTGGGTCGATTGGTTAATAAGCAAGGCCTTAAGTTTGCTTAAGGTTCGGTTGCATATGCTATATAAAATGATTATATAGCATATAAATTTGGCTCGTAAGCATAGATGACGATGCATCGGTTTTGTAATCCGACGAGGAGTGTTCAAGTCACTCACGAGCCTCTCTTTAATTGCACGTATAGCTCAGTGGTAGAGCGCCTCATTGATAAAGAGGGGGTCATAAGTTCGAATCTTATTACGTGCACCACTTTTAAAAAATGATTAATTTTCGCAAGCTTGAGAATATTACGAAAGCTCTTAAGCCTACCCATCAGACCGGTCGTTCTTTTCATACTACGTTTGTCTTCAATAAAAAAAAGCTAGTTTGTATCGCAAATAATGATTACTCTAAACAACACCGTTATCATAAATTTGGTCATTACAAAGCTAAAGTCAATACTGGTAACTACATTGCAGGTATCCATTCTGAATGCTCTGCTATTATTAAGATGGGACTTGAAGATTGCGCGCATTTGACATTCGTTAATATTCGTATTGACAATCAAAATAAAGTAGCTGTATCAAAGCCTTGCGATAATTGTCAAGCTTTGCTTAATAGCATAGGATACAAAAAAATCTGGTATTATAATGGAGCTGAATATATCTGTTAAAAAAGTAGATTAACAAGAAAAGGAGTATATAATTAATAAAAGATCAATATTTTAATTAAAACAATGTATGCCATATTAAATACTTATATGAAATGTGAATATGGCTGTAATAATGAAGCAAAGTTTATAACTAAGCAAGGTAAAAATATCTGTAATAAATCTTGGAACTCGTGTCCAGCGAATAGATCTAAAAACTCAACTGGATTAAAGCATTGTTATAATATGAATCAACGAAATGGAGGTTTTAATGATGAAGCAAGAGAAAAATCTATTATAACGAAACAACAAAACCAAGTTAGCCGCTTTATAAACGGTGAATCTAATACTCTATCTAATCATGCAATTAAAAAATTACTATTAAGAGAATATTTTATAGACGATAAATGTGTAATTTGTAACCTTAGTGAATGGAGAGGACAAAAGCTTAATTTAGAATTGGATCATATTGACGGAAATAATTTTAATAATACTTTATCTAATCTAAGATTACTTTGTCCAAATTGTCATTCTTTAACCGACACTTATTGTGGTAAAAATAAAAATACAGGTAAAACCAAAGTTTCTGATGAAATCTTACTTGCATCTCTAATAAAGGAGTCTAATATAAGACAAGCACTAATACATGTCAATCTCTCTCCTAAGGGCGGCAATTATTCAAGAGCAACTAAACTTTTAACAAAACATAATATGCAAAAATAATATTTAAATGCGGATGTGGTGAAATGGTAAACACAACAGACTTGTAGAAATTGAGTGCCTTGTTGGAAACGACAGGAGTAGAACTCGTCAAATTCGGTGAACGCTTTAAAATGCCAATACCGAGCCAAGCTAAGATAGAAATATCTTTGAAGGTGTAGAGACTAGACGGCGAGAATCTAAGGTAGTAATACTAAGATTAAGGTATAGTCCAGACCACAAACAGATATGGTAGCGAAAGCTATAGTGGTAAGAAAATCTGTCATCAATTGATTTGGAGGTTCGAGTCCTCTCATCCGCACCAATTTACAGACGCTTAGCCCAAATAGAGGCAGTAGAGCTAATTCTACTCCAGTACTAGTTAAAATCTAGTAGCGTCTACTTAACTCAACAACAAATAAAACCAATATGGAAACACAAAACACAGAACAACCCGACGTACACAAAACCTATAGCGAGCTTCAAGGTCATCTCGATGCTGCTATGATGAACGACATTAAATTTACTGAAGGTAATAAATCTGCCAGCACTCGAGCTCGTAATTTTCTTCAAGAGATTATTAAGCTTGCTAAGCAGCGCCGTGGAGAGATTACTGCAGAGAAGAATGCTCGTCAACCAGCCGTAGAAGCCGTAGAAGCAGTTTAAGTAATTAAAATGCTCACTCAATTACAACCAACCATACCTCTACTAACACCAAAAGGTAAAGGCTTTGCTCATTTTGTAATTGACTATTCTCAGGAACACGATCTATTATGGGTCGTGTTCCTTGATGAAACAGGAGAGTGTTGGACTTTCCCTAACGCAGATATACGGCTGCAATCCAACTTTACATTAAATAGAAAACCGGAAGGTGGCGCTGAGGCAGCAAACAGGACTTGAAATCCTGGCTATCTGGAAAATGGATAAGAGTTCGATTCTTTTACCTTCTGCCATTAACTTCTTAATATCATATCTATTGCAGCAAAAACTGTAGATGCACCTGTAATAGATTTAGCAGCTATAACAAAAGTATCAGGAGTTCCGTTAATACGAGTTCCGAGTATAGCTAGCTCACCTAATAGGTCACCTCCGCCAGTTCCGGCAGCAGAAGATCTACCATTATCTACAAAGCCTGACATTAAGTTAGTACCGCCAGATAATCCGAGTGATGCGCTACCGTTCGCAAGCTGAACTAAATCTGTATCTAATAAATTATTATACACAAGTGAGCCTCCTGTTATAGTAGGATTCTGAACAATTCTATATATAACGCTATTAGCACCTGAATTAAAGATATGAACGCTTTTAGCTACAAGGCTAAGATCACTAGCTGTTGGATTTAATCTTACTGCAATAATTGGTTTAAATGTTAGATCATTTGTTGTTACACCAACCATCGCCGCACCAGGAGTTGCTGAAAGTTCTGCTGTAATAGGAGAACCAATATACTCCTCACCTCCCTCAGACATAACACTAGTACAAATATGGCTCATTGTACCAGATCCTGCTCCAGTCTGTCTTATTTCATAACGTACTGGTTGATTACCAGATGTCATATAAGGTACCGTTAATCCTGCCGTATGGGTAAATTCATGAGCATATATAGTTTTACCTGCTATATTAAAACCGCATCTAATTCTCCCAACACCTAGCCATTCATAATCAATGACTAACAGCTGCGCAAAATTAAAATTGATGGTTAATCCAGAAGGACCTGTACCATCTAATCTATCTAAATTCCACGCAGGTTGAGCAGCTGATAAAGCAGAGTATGTACCTTCTGCTTTTAATACTCTAAATGCAACATATCCTGTCAGACCATCCGTTGACTCAATAAAGATGCCATCAACTGGATTATACGGAGCGGAAGATAAGCCATGAAATAATCCAATCCGTTTTGTTACATTAACTTGTGGAGCAAATACTCCTGTAAAATAAGCAAGCATTGATTTACCGGGCTGATAATTAAATCGAGCTGATGTTTGTCGTATGACATAATCCCCACTAGCGGCTGTAGTCATCTTAGTTAAGCTATCACCTTTCTGCCAGACACTTGTAGCGGTACCATTAATAACTTCATCAAAGATATTAGGAAGTTTACCCGTTAATTGCTTAGCATCAAAAAGAGTCTTTGGAGATGTGACTCGTAATTTACCAAAACCATCTAATGCTGCATTGTCTCCAAACGGTAAACCATTTGTCTGATCAGCTGTAATATCATACGTTAGCATGGCATACTTAGGAAATGCTAACGTTTCAACACCGCCGTACGGAGTCTGTCGAGTAGTACTCAGCTTTGGAAAATTAGTGTCGTTAACAATTTCGACGTACTTGTTGTACTCAATCGTTGGTAGCGGTGCTCGTACGTCAGAATTAATAGACATAATACTATTTAATAAAAAACTAGATTAGTCTCTGGATTAAAATGAACTATCATATAATATAAGAACAATACGATGTTAATTATTAAATCAATTATTCAATTTTTGACTTTTAAAGCTTCTGAGTATAATGAGCTTAAAAAGGTAAAACAAAACAGATCTAAATTTATTCAACAAATCATCACTGATGGTAACAATTATAGCCTCGCTCGATTCTATAATGCTAAAGGTGAGCGTATTCGAGGCAAATATGAAGGCCTACGTAAAACTAAAGTAACTAATACTAAACTTAATCTTCACCCTCTCGAAGTTTATTACAGCAACAAATGAAAAAAACTACCTCATCTCTTCAAGTAGATATCGCCTCTCATCAAGCTAGAATTATTGAATTACAAAAACCAACTCGACATAGAAAAGGCAGTCGGTTATGGCCTACTGATAAGGATCGAGTACATTTAATTAAAATGTATGAAGATCTAATTGCAACAATGCAAACAAAAGCTTAAATATAATTTTCCTCCAGTAGCTCATCGGTCAGAGCGAAAACTTCATAAGTTTTGGGCAGTTGGTTCAACCCCAACCTGGAGGACCAAAATTTAAATAGTAGATATTTAAAACAAACCGTATAAAATAATAAATTATGAAACATAAACTAAAAACCACAATCGCATCACTAATCCTATCATTCAGTACTCCTGCATGGGCCGGCCCAAAAGAACCTGTACCTACTCAAGTAAGTCCTCTTAACGAAGTAAGTACTCAAGTAACTGCTGGATATGCTACAGACTATATCTGGCGCGGTGTTAAGAGTGGTAAAAATCTTTTTGAAGGTAGTCTTCAATTTGGTGTAAGTCTTGAAGAGAATACTGCTATTGTTATTGGCGCTTATGGTGCTGGTGCTGAAGACTTTGATCGTACAGAAGTTGACTTTACTGCTGGAGTTGTTCATGACTTCGGTCCAGTTACTGGCACGGCTGAGTATACTTATTATAATTACAACGCTGTTGCTGGAGCGGATACTCAAGAGCTTGCTCTTGGAGTTGAATATGTCTTGCCTTTTGACATTAAGTCAACGTTGAAGTACTTTATCTCTATTGAAGGAGATAATGATGGATATAGTGAATTTGCTCTGAGCAAGAACTTTGTCCTAAATGAATCGCAATATCTTATCGGGACCGTTACTGAAGGCTTTCTTATTGAAGCTGGCGAGTTTGCTCATACAACCACGGACTTGAGTTATAATTATCGATTCTCTTCTGGAGTTACTGCTTCACCTTTTGTATCGTACAGCTTTGGACATGAAGGTGTACATAATACAGATGCTGGTTTTGCTGCTGGTGTTAAGGCTTCTTTTAAGTTCTAATATGCTTAATTTGATTGTCGTTACTCTTGTTTTGTGGTGTAATGGTAGCACAGGAGGTTTTGATTCTCTTAGTCGAGGTTCGAATCCTTGCAAAACAACACAACTACGAGTAGGTCAACAAGTCCAATATACGCTACCAACATATAGAGTTGTTAGCAGCAGGTAATAAAATGAACCCTCAGATTCAAGTCTGAGGGTTCATTATGAACTATAATATAATTAAGTATGATTAATGTTGCGAGAAACATCTTACCTAAAGATAAATTTACGGTAGCAGTATCAGGTGGCATTGATAGCATCGCAGCAGCTCATTTATTAATTCGTCTGTACGGACCTGATAAGGTAAGTGTATGTCATTATAATCATAATCTTCGACCGCAAAATGATCTAATGGAGGCTAAAGTTAAGCAATTTTGCGATCATAACTACGCTAACTATTCATCAGCTATTAGAGAGGATAAGCCTATTACAGGTAGCATTGAAAATAGTCTGCGAATTGATAGATTAAACTTCTTTAAGACTTTGAACGCTAATATTATTTGCTGTCATCATATTAATGATGCTGTAGAGAGTTATGTTATGAATATGCTTAGAGGTTGTCCTGAGTATATGCCTATTCCTGTCATTACTCAGCTAGATTTGTACGCAATCATTAGACCATTTATTCGCACCACAAAAGCTGATTTGGTTGAATACGCAGAAAATAATAATCTTCAGGAATATATTGTAGAGGATGAAACTAATGTAGATACATCATATCGTCGAAATTGGATCCGACATGATATTGTACCTCAATTTTCGCAATTTGGTTTAACAAAAATCGTCCGCAAAAAATTCTACAACAAAATTTAAACGAACTAAGATATAATATAAATATAGAAGATACTTTAATTAATATATTACCTAGCATGTCTATTACTTATGAAATTGAAGACGATACAGATGAAGTGATTGAAATTGAGCCTGATGAGCTTACAGAAGATGATGAATAACGAACTCTAATATAATAATATAAAGATGGAATTTAAATTCAAAACAATTACAGATATCAAAAAGGTTTTAAACTTGTCTGGTCTAGGCTGGAAACCATCAGCTGATTACAATACAACCGGCAATATTGAAACTAATACTACTTGCGGTAAAAAAATAGTACGACATACTTTCGGCCGATTATTTACCTTAATTCCAACAGAACATATGAAGCGAAAAGATACAATACTTGCTAATATTGAAAAGCTTGAAGAAGAAATGCACCGTTGCTATGATATAGGATATCATGAAGATTTGTGCCCTTATGAAAGCGATCTCGTTAAGCTTTACAATGAGCTACACGTAATTGAGCGAGATGAGAATACATTAATACATCAAATTTCTAATATTTGCTGCGCATAATAACCAAATACATATCAATCTACCAATCACACCTAATATAATTAATACAATGCAGACTATTACTACCAACGCTGAGATTTTTGAACCTGTTTCATTTTTTAATGAAGCTGCTAATGATATAGAAACTATTAGTGGTAACTCATCTGATGAATACACCAACCGCGTTTCTTATCTATACTTAGATGGCTCACTTTTATATAGCAAAAAAACAGCTAGCAAGTTTTATGAAAATATTTTTACTTCATCATATAAAGACGATGGTGAAGTATATGCTATGTCTGAATATCTTTAACTATGATTAATAATATTAAGTATATGAGTGAATGGTTGAGACGTAATGGTACCACCGTCTCAGAATCAAAACTTAGTGAAGGTTACGTTGCACATCTTTTAGATTTTTCGACCAATAATTGTTCAGGAACTTTGTACAAAGATAGAAACGGTAACTGCAAAGTTCTTAACCTCGTCAATATTGCACTACCAGGTGATTATAATCAGATGTCGTATACCGATATTTGTAAATACCTAAAAAGTGCGGTGTTAACTGATTAAAAAGAAACAATACTAGTAGATTTTTTAACGAACTAGTATAAAATATAGTATAGACAATAATAATATTCCTAGTAACGCACATAGCGTGCGGCCGGCCTGTTACGCCGTGTGAGCTTGGGGCGGTGCCAAGACTAGGAGCCAATTTAATACAGGTAATCGGCAAAGTTGGAGAGTTGCGACAGACTGTAAATCTGTTTCCTTGGATGAGTAGGTTCGAATCCTACATTACCTATTTTTTACCTCATAATAATTATTACCTCATAATAATTATTACCTCATAATAATTATTACCTCATAATAATTATTACCTCATAATAATTATTACCTCATAATAATGCAAATTACAATCTCAAAAACGTTTAAGAATAAAAACTACCAGAAATATGCCTCGACTATAGATAGCTTAATTTTATTCTTAAAAAATATTGAGCGTTGGAGCAAGTTAAAAAATATCTTTGATAAACTTCCTGTACCGTTACAAGTAAACGTTAAAGTGTTGCCTAAAAACTTACGTGGTCGCGCTTTCGGCAACAAATTGCAGAAGCTATATATCATTGAAGTAGATCCTAGAGAAAGTATTGATGATGTTATCAAGACAGTCTTTCATGAGCTTGGACATATCAAGCAATTCCTCTCTGGTAGTCTAGTATACGATCAAGATATCTGGTACTGGAAAAAGAAAGACTTTACCAATACTCAATCTCATTTAAAATATCTTGATTTCCCATGGGAGGTTGAAGCAAGAGCGTTTGCTGATAAATTTGTACAGTTGTATAGCGCCGCGGTGTTCAAGACGTATGCGGAAAAATATGAACGCAAAAAATAATATTTAAACGAACTCTGATATAATATTATTATAAACTATGAAACATAAAAAAGACGCAGAACTAATCGCCACCGCATACGACAATATCTTAGAAGATACTGACACAGCTTCAAATAAAACAATCGAACAGCTTGCTACTATCAGCGATGAAGCGCTTGATAATGCATATCAATATGGTAGAAGCACGCCTAGTAATACCTTTGGATGGCAGGCAAATCTTAAGAGCGCTGAGTTTGCCGCAGATGCTATAGCGAGAGGAATTACTGATATTGAACGCATTAGTGACGCTATTCATAAAGGCTGGAATGAAACCGCTAAACGATTTGTACAAGACCCTGATCAATTTGATGATACTCAGAAGCTACGCGACAATGGTAAATTTGATGCAAAGCTAGCGCAGCGAGAAAAGTTAATGAATATTGGATACAGTCAATTGCCAGATGATGAGAAGGAAAAGGATCGAGTTGTAGCACGCGCACTCTTGCAAGCTATCCAAGGTAATAACGAACTCTGATATAATAGTAGTATAGAAAAGATATTCTCCTATCGCTTAATGGTTAAAGCCTTGGCCTCATAAGCCAATGATCAGAGTTCAATTCTCTGTGGGAGAACCAATTTCTTATAATCAACTAACATCCAATGCTGAATATTAATACTAAAACGTTTGATAAAATCGCTGAAGAGATTTTTAAAGTTTTTCAAAACTACAACCTGACTAATGTATCAACAGATAACGATGCTAAAACTTATGCTAATATTATTTTGCATCGAATGAGTACCTGCACTGAATTTGATGCACAAGATATTAGATACACTATGAATCATATCGTGCAGTATGATAATGAAGTAGCATCTAATAGAGTAAGAAAATATATTGCAAATTCAATTTAATTTTATATAATAAAGAAAACAGCTTATGAATAATAAACACAACGACAACATAACATCAAAACAACGTGAACTTAGCAATGATGCTCTTGCTGTATATGAAGATGCATTAATTAGAAATTATGTAGAGTATACTCATAATTTACGCGCTTATGACGAGCTTCAAGCCTTGAGTGATACTTTAGATACTGTCGCTAATTGTAATTATCAAATTAATGACGATAGTATCCTAGATTTGGTTCCTCAAATTAATACTATCTTAGAATCTTATAATGATCCTGATAATTCTAATAATAATTATGGTTATCGCTATCAGTCAAAAAATAAAATTGCACTCGCAGAATTAAAGAAAAAACTCGATGAGATTTATTCTACAGCAAATACAGCCAGTCTTAACAATGATTCACTTACTGATATTACTGATATTACTGATGACGAGCTTTTTAACATACCCACAGACATGCATCTATCTATTGTAAAAGCTGCTGAAGTAGCTCGTATAAATGCTAATCTAGCAGAAGTAGCAGAAGTAGCCGTACAAGAAGCGCTAAAGTATACAAATGCATTACGTAAACAACCTCATTACACGTCAAAAGATGCTAATAAAAACGCGACAGCGTTTTATAAAGCTAAACTACAACAGTATGTAGATAGAGCTATTAAATGTGTGAATGAGTCGGAAAAATTCCGTGATGAATATTTTAATGGCTATTATAACGACTAAAAAATCAATAATGAACTCAGATATAATTAACGTACAGTAGAAATACTAATAACAAACTAATAACAAACTAAATCAAATGATCGAATCCCTTACTCCTGAACAAACCGCTAAAATGCCTGAGTATACCAAGAAGTGGCTCAATATCGGTATTAATACTGATCGCCTTGATTACGACGAGACTGTCGAAATCATCCATAAGGTGCAGACTCATCTGCTTAAGACTGAGACTACTCCAGTGATTATTGTCAATAACCCTGTAGAAGCTTGGGTTGCTTGTCACTTCCTTAAAGCTGGTGTTGAAGTGAAAGATGTTCCTGCGAAAGTTGAAGAATACTTTGTCAAAGGACTTAAAATGGAAATTGAAACTTATACGACTCCTTACCTTAATGGTTCGTTCGATGCAAACGTTTGGAGCTTCTATGACTTTTTCAAAGACGAAGTAGGTATTGACTTTAAAGATGCGAGCGAGAATTATGCCATCTGGCATGCGACTCATAAGCTCGGTCAGATCTATCCGATGCCTACTGCAGTAGTCGTGAGTCAGAAGCCTACTGTGATTCATCTTAATGAAGATAACGTTACCCATTGTGATGGCGGTCCTGCGATTGCATACGATGGTCATGGCTTGAATGAGATCTTTATCCTCAACGGGACTCGAGTCCCGAAATGGCTTGCAGTTACTCCGAGTAACCAACTGACGCTCGAGCAGTATAACGATCTTGATAATGCTGATCATAAGATGGAGTTTGTTCGAAAGTTTGGGGTAGAGCGTATGCTTTCTTTTGGTAAGAAGATTGACTCTTACGAAAACTATCCTAACGAAGAATGGTGGACGAAGAGTGAGTATGAACTCTGGGATATGGCTGCTCTTTTCCCTAACATTACTTACGCTCCTCACTTGAAGATGTTGAATCAGACCGTTGGCGTCTGGCACGTTGAGAGTGTATCTCCTGAGTGTAAGAATCTTAAGCAAGCAATTGCTGAACGACTTGGTGACATTGATTTGACTGATCATGAAATTGTTGGTATCGCTTAATTTAAATAAAAATAAATAAAAAAAATAAATATATGAAAAATAAAATTATCCTTCACGGTGAATGTATCGTAGCTCAGTGCGCAAGCCTGCCTGCAGACGCTATTGCTGAGACTCATACTACTAAATCAGTTATCGTTGCTAATAGTGAAGTGACGGGAAACCATCACGTTATCGCTAATAAGCCTGGAGTTACTTTTTATAACTCCAAGACTACTGGTAAGCGTTATATGAATAGTACGGTGCCGACTGATATCAGTTGCGTGATGGCTGAACGTCATACTACGATTGATATTGTTCCTGGAACTTATATGATTGGAATTCAGCAAGAGTATGACTACATCGCTCAGGCAAAACGAAATGTAGCAGATTAACATCTGAAACAGTAGCCCTCTGAAGACATCAAACTTCAGAGGGCTTTTTTATTATAATAAAATGAATAACGACAATGTGACAAAATCTTTAAAGTCTTCTAACCTTGGAGTTTGGAATAATGTAGGATTTAAAATATGGATGTTGACAGATTATGCTCTATGGTATAATGATTCTTTTAATTTTAAACGTATCATTATAAAAAATCCTGTAGATGACTCTGTAAGAGGTTACTTCAAACAAAAATAATTATGAATAAAATTAACGATGCTATAAGATATTCTGTAGAAGATTCTGTAGAAGATTTTGTATGGAATTCTGTAGATGATTCTGTATGGGATTCTGTATGGAATTCTGCAAAGGAATCTGTAGGATATTCTGTATGTGATTCTGTAGAGCGTTCTGTAGAAGATTACTTCGCAAAACGAACTTCGCTAAAATAAAGCAATGAGTGACTACACCGTTCGTGAAGCTCTATGGATAAATGAAGCTGTATGGAAAAATGTACATTGTACAGTAAATTCCTCTATAGGTAACACAGTATGTCATAGAATAACTGGTACAGTAAAATATTCTAAATGGCCGCCTTCAAAAGAAAATACTTATGCAGTATGGTGGAACGTAAGGTCTTCTGTAGCAGATGCTGTAAAATATTATTTTAACAAAAATGAATATTAAAAAAATTAACGATGCTACAGAATTATCTGTATGGAATTCTGTATTGAATTCTGTAAGGACTTCTGTATGGCTTTCTGTAGGTATTTCTACAAAGGGTTCTGTAAGAGATTACTTCAAACAAAAATGATTATGACCAATTTTAACATTCATAAAGCTGTATGGAGTTCTGTAGAGAATTCTGTAGAGAATTCTGTATGGGGTTCTGTAGGAGATTCTGTATGGAATTCTGTAAGATATTCTGTATGGGATTCTGTAGGGATTTCTGTAGGGAATTCTGTAGCGGATACTGTAAGGGTTTCTGCATGGGATTCTGCAAGAGATTACTTTCAAACGAACTCCGATAAAATAAAATGAACTCAAAATAATAATAACCTCAAAATAATAACAATATGATTAAACTAAAAAGCAAAGAAATAACCACAGAAGATAATAAACTAATTCATGAAGCAAGAGATACTATTCAAGCTTTGCAACAAAAACAAGACGTGGTGTTTCATAATCTCTTGCAAGCTCTCAATCTAAAAATAGGACCTGAAGACGATCGAGCGCCAGACTATGATTATCTGTTCGATTATGTGCATAATAATATCTTCTTCGAACCAGTTGTAACAGCAATAGAAGAGAATGAATCATGAGAATGAAACTAGAAGGCAATGCTAGTTTATATAAAATTAACGGTGCTGTAACAGTTTCTATATATAATTCTGTAAGAGGTATTGTATGGATTTTTGTAGCGGATTCTATAAGATTTTCTGTAAGGGCTTCTGTAAGATCTTCTGCAATAGGCTCCATATCGCCTTTTGTATTCGCTTCTATAAAAGATTACTTCAAACAAAAATAATTATGAATAAAATTGACAACTTTGTAAAAACTTCTGTATGGGATTATATATGGGATTCTGTATGGGACTCTGTAGAGGATTGCGTATGGTATTATGTAGGAACTTCTGTATGGGACTCTGTATGGGACTCTGTAGCGAATTCTGTATGGGATTCTGTAGGGTCTTCTGTAAGAAGTTCTGTAACGGATTCTATAAGAAGTTCTGTAGAAGATTCTGTAAGAGATTACTTCCAATAAAAATGAATAATAAAGCAATGACCAACACTAATATTCGCGAAGCTGTATATTATTCTGCAAGGGATTCTATAGAGGATTTTGTAAGGGATTCTGTAGCGGGTTCTGTATGGGACGCTGTATGGGGTTCTGTATGGAGTTCTGTAAGATATTCTGTATGGATTTCTGTATCGGATTCTGTATGGGATTCTGTATGGAGTTCCGTAAGGGATTCTGTAGAAGATTACTTCAACAAAACGAACTCCACTAAAATAAAGCAATGACCAACTTTAACATTAATGATTCTGTATGGTGGGCTGTAGCGGATTCTGTAGGGGATTCTGTAGAGGATTTTGTAAGGGATTCTGTAGCGGGTTCTGTATGGAGTTCTGTAGAGGATTCTGTAAGGGGGTCTGTAAGGGGTTCTGCATGGAGTTCTGTAGCTCGTTCTGTAAGTGTTACTGTAGTAGATTCTGTAAGCGATTCTGCAAAAAATTACTTCAACAAAACGAACTCCACTAAAATAAAGCAATGACCAACTTTAACATTAATGATTCTGTATGGGATTCTGTATGGGATTCTGTATGGGCTTCTATAGAGGGTTCTGTAGGGGCTTCTGTAAGTGTTCCTGTGTGGAATTCTGTATGGGATTCTGTAGGGGATTCTGTAGCGGATTTTGTAGAGGATTCTATACGGAGTTCCGTAAGAGATTACTTTACAACACGAACTCCGATAAAATAAAGCAATGAATAATACTATCATTCGTAGGACTGTAAGGGATTCTGTAAGGAGTTCTGTAGCGGATTCTGTATGGGATTCTGTAGGGTCTTCTGTAAGGTATTCTGTATGGGATTCTGTAAGGGTTTCTGTAGTGGTTTCTGTATGGCGTTCTGTAGAGTCTTCTGCAAAAGATTACTTTTCAAATGAACTCCGATAAAATAAAGCAATGAACAACTCTACCGTTTATAAAGCTGTATGGGATTCTGTAGGGTCTTCTGTAAGGTATTCTGTATGGGTTTCTGTAAGGTATTCTGTAAGGGTTTCTGTAAGGTATTCTGTAAGGTATTCTGTATGGGATTCTGTAGGGTCTTCTGTAAGGTATTCTGTATGGGATTCTGTAGGGTCTTCTGTAGGGTCTTCTGTAAAAGATTACTTTCGAAATAAAATGATCTCAAAATAATAATCACCTCAAAATAATAACAACCTAATAATATGATTGAACTAACAAAACGAGAAGTAACCGACGAAGAACAAATTCTAATTGACGCAGTGCGAGAAGATATCCAAGCAATGCAAAAGAAACAAGACGAAATGTTCGAAAATCTAGCAAAAGCATTAAACATTGTTGCTAGTGATAGCGATGAAGAACGAGTATACAATTACGATATCTTGTTCGATTATGTATACAATAATGCCTTTATCGAAGCAATCAAGAACGACGAACAAGATGAAGAGAATGAATCATGATGATGAAGCCAGAAGGTAATGGAGGATTAGATAAAGTTATCCTGATAGCTATTGTGATCTGTTGGATTATCATTTGGCTAGCGTGTAACTTGGCAAAATCGCTAATGTATCTTAACCTCTTCTAAATGAACGCCAACGAGCGTAAAATACAAGAGGAAGACAGAAAGGCTGCAATAAGGAAATGGTTTCCTTCTTGAAGGAAATACTAAAATATTGAGACAAAAAAGGGGTTTGCGGTTGAAATATGAGAAATATAAGAGAGTGGTGAATTTCTGCTGAAAAATACAGTTCTTACTAATGAGCAGAAATAAAAGAATTGAGCAGAAACAAAAGATTTAGGAGAAAATATGAGCCTAATCAGAAAAATTAGAAAAAGGAGAAAACCAATCCTAATCAGAAAAAGGAGAAACCCCATTACCCATTACCGCAAACCCCATTTCCGCTCAGCTTTACGAACTCCGATATAATGATGGGGTAATAACCAACCAATACTCAAAACAATGACTGAAAAACCTAAATACTGCGGCGTTCTGACTTCTCCTGAAAGCAAAGTCCTTCTAAATGAACTGCGTAGCAAGATTCCAGGAATGACCGAAGCGACAATGATGCACTTCTTTATTACGGAGACCTTTAAGAACGCCGATTTTATCGCCGCCTTTCTGGAAGATATGAACGCCGAGGCACAAATTGCCAAGGAAATCGCCGATATGACCCGCAAAGAGAAGTATCAAGCATTTCTCGCCAATGGTCGGCAACTCCGAGCTGCTGCACGCACTAAGAATCCAGCTAAGACTCCTAAGGTCACGAAGGCTCCTAAGGTCGCGGAGACTCCTAAAGCGACCCCTCAATGGAGCATCAAAATCACCGACATCGCTCCTCCAGATGCAGAATGGTCTTGCGGAGATGAAGAATAGTATGAATGCGCTGAGAAGCGCTGGGTCTTTCCTTGTTGAATACTGATTAGTATATTCTCACTGTAGTAGACAGCTTCTTAGCGCTTAGCGTTAATCTCTGTTAAACGAACTCCGATATAATAACTAAGTAGAAAGATAAAATCCTCAATGAACGCAAATAATCGAATCAGTTGTAAAGAAGATAGTATCAGATATAAGAAGGTAGGCAATCGTTACGTTCAGATTACCGATCCATACGCCTATGAAGGTCTGAGTAATGGGTGGTGGCTGGTTAAAGTCTCTCCTACTAGTAAGACCATTCGAGCGATCGTCCATCCTAATAATGCTGAGATTACAGCAGCTGCTCTTGATAAGGCAGATCAGCTGATGGATATCATTCAAGCTGCTGGTGCTGCAGCACCTAGAGACGGTCATTCTCCTGAAGCTCTTGTCGATTGGGAAGCCTTCATGGACAAGCATGGCAGTGAGTTTAACTACATCAGCTACCCGAGTCTTCATGATGTAGCTACGAAGATCATCGACAACCTTATTAAGTCCTGAAATTGAAGCTCTAAAGATGCAACGCCTACGGAGATTCTGCTTTTTTACGCACAGACTCTATCAGACATACAGCTGATAGGATCAAGTGGTATCTCAATGGGACACAGGCTGGTATCCTGAATAAAACACTACTATTACTCTAGAAAAAGATGCAACGCCTACGGAGATTCTGCTTTTGTCTCAAAATAATTAGGTTTGCCTAAGGAGACGCGTCCTAGACCAACTGCAACGCCTACAGAGATTCTGCTTTTAAACGAACTAAGATATAATATTAATATGCTAACCAATACACAATACAAAAGACTCGCTGCTTCTCAAGGGTTGACCTTAGTAACTCTCTCAGAGATGGTGCTCGGGGCCGGTGCTTACTGGAGTGATGAAGCGCTTATTCGAGGAGTTAGCCGGCTTCTCCTCAATCAAGTACCTCCTCTGCCTAAGGCGCCGAAGAGGGTTGACCTTACCAAAGCGGAGGAAGCGAAACAGAAGTTCGACAACTTGGCCGTTCAAGTGATCGAGGAGATCGGTAAGTGGAACCCGGAGCTGGGTCAGCCCTGGAACGATGCTAATGAAGAGCAATGCCATTGCGACCTCTGCCGCGATATTCGCAGTGATGAACTGTAACCAGATCCTCTAACTCGTTAAGTCCCTAAGAGTCTCCCCACAGGCAAAAAGTTAAGAGTTTTTTGCCTGGGGAGACAAACATCAACAGAATAAGTCAACTCAACAACTGCAACGCCTACAGAGATTCTGCTTTTAAACGAACTCCGATATAATAATAATATGAAAGACACACTTACTGAATCAGATTATGAAGCCCTCGCTGCTGAAAAAGGGCTAACTATTGCCAATCTAGCTCTTAATGAGTCAAGAGGACTGACCCTCGCGACCCTACGTGAACTGGTTTTCGGTGAGGATGGCCAATCTGCGACTGATGAAGAGCTGATTAGTGAAGTGCGCGGACTTGTCGAATATTACTACTTCAAACCACCTCTCGATACTGACTCGAGTAACCAAAGTCTATAACTCGTTAAGTCCCTAAGAGTCTCCCCACAGGCAAGAAGTTAAGGTTTTTTGCCCGGGGAGACAACCGAGTCTCCCTTTTTTCAATCTAAATCGTAACCAAAGTCTATAACTCGTTAAGTCCCTAAGAGTCTCCCCACGGGCAAAAACTCCCAACTTTTTGCCCCGGGAGACAAACATCAACAGAAAATTTCGGGCATGCCCGCTGCCGACCTGAGCAAGTCGATAACCTTGTCCATTGACGAGGAACTAAACTGCTCAATAATTTAATAAACTTCTCACAGATCTATCGTCTAATGGATAAGACAAGAGCCTTCTAAGCTTTTTATCTTGGTTCGATTCCAAGTGGATCTACTTTTTAAAACGAACTCTAATATAATATACTTATAAACAATGGACAAAATTACTATTCTTACTCAGATCATGCTTCATCTCGCCGAAATCAAGATGTATTATTTACGAACTTTTGTAGATATCCAGAGTAAAGCCGTTACGATTCAGACCGAACTTGCTGCAGCCGATGGAACTACTCAAAAGGAACTGCTCGTTAAGCTATCGGATATCGAAAAGAAAGTTGAAACGGAACGAACTCTATACCAAGAAGCGCTCGAAGCATACGAACAGGCGTTTGAAACGTACAATAATTTCATTTCAAACGAACTGCCGCTACAAACGAACTCATAATATAAACGAACTCATAATATAAACGAACTCATATGCGCATTTGTAACAAGAAAATACCGAACTCGCTAATCACGTTAGTACTGATTGTAGCTGGTATCATAGGCTGGGTCGTTTTTATTGCTACTGTCTTAATGAACTTGATGATAATGTTTCCACGAGGCCTCTAAACTATACTATCTAATGAATACACTACCACTTAACTCTACTATTCACCAACTCCGTCTAGACGGCTGGTCCGTTCGTTGTCACTACTACCGCTACAGCTCAGACTTTCCTTGCGGTCTCAGATCTACTTACGATATGAAATGGTCTGCTGCTCGTAAGCGTCGGCCGTTATCTAACGATGGCGATACGATGGTTGCCTCAACTAAGCGCCGAACCTTTCGAGAGCAGCCTACAGCTCGAGGAGGCAAAGTCGAAATCACTCTAGGCTGGCCCGGCAGCTGGGAAGAGACAATCGGAGTCGCTGAGTGCAGTATCAAAGATCAGTTCGTTAAAAAGCACGGCAGAGATCTTGCCTTGCGCCGATGCCTCGAAAAAGTCAACGCGATTATTAAAGATAGGAACGAAATGTCAATCCTCTCTCAGAGAGAATCGAAACGAACTCCGCTATAATAATAAGGCAGAGCGGGGCGATGGTAGCTCCCAGAGGCTCAAGCTTCTGATAAGTTGGTTCGAATCCAACCTCTGCGATTAATCTCAAAACGAACTCCGATATAATTAGTTGTAGGAAAGAATAATAAACCAAATAATTAAAATGAAAACGTTAAAAGAAATTTGCGATAGTCTTGAGGGAATCGATTTGATGTTCGATGACGACGATTTGATGGAAAAGTTTATCGCAGAGAAGTCCGATATTGATGATCTCTTCAAAGCGGGAAATTTGCGAGAAGATGACGTTTGTGATTTGAGTTTGAAAGACATAGAGAATATTATTGAGTACGTAAATCTTCGATACGAACTTAATTTGTCTTATGTCGATCATGAACTTATTTGGAATTAGTTAAATATAAAATGACCTGAGTATGTCATTAAACTACTCAAGTATATCGCTTCAGTCGAGCCAGAGGCTCCTGCGTCTGAGAGCTTGGCTGAAGTGATATTACTTTTCAAAACGAACTCCGATATAATTAGATGTCGGCAATAATAACTAATCAATAATCAAATGGACTCGATTCAAGAAACTCCTCAAGTTAATAGTACTGTCAAAAATACGGCAACTGTTAAAGTTAATCGTTGGGGCGATAAGCAATGGCTCAGAGAAGATGGCAAGCTGCATCGAGAAGATGGTCCTGCGATTGAGTTTACTAATGGCGATAGTCAGTGGTGGGTGAATGGCAGACTCCATCGCGAGAATGGTCCAGCGGTTGAATATTCTACAGGTTATAAAGAGTGGTGGATCGATGGTAACTTGCATCGTGTAGATGGACCTGCAGTACTATGGCCTCTAGGTGATGATGGTAAAGAGTACGGCGAGTGGTATCTAGAAGGAAGGTTGCATCGTGAGGATGGTCCTGCGATGGAATATTCGACAGGCTATAAAGCTTGGTACAAGCATGGTAAGCGTCATCGACTTGATGGTCCTGCAATTGAAGGCTGCGGCGGTGAGAAGTCTTGGTGGCTGAATAACGTGCTACAAAAACACGAATAGTATCGAGACTTGACTCTCTCAAACGAACTCCGATATAATTATAGTGTAGAAAGAATCTAATCAAATGAGTCTAGAAAAAGCAATCGAATATCGGAAAGAGAAACGCAAGCCTTATCGAGGGAGCAAGCGCGTGGATCATACTTGCCGCAATCATGGGTCTTGTTCTTACTGTGAGAATAATCGGACGATTCAAAGCAAGCGTGAGATAGATCGAGCATCGGATCAAGAGGCTGAACTCTACACGAGCTGCTATCTCGATGAGCTGGTGTCTGGTAATATGACAGATGGCAAAGCTGTCACCGTTGAAGAATGGAATGCGATGATCGATGAGCAAAACGAACTCCGATATAATTAGTTGTAGGAAAGATCAAATCAAATCAAAATGTATCCAGAAGACAACTCTAATGAGCTTACTCTCGCCGACGCTGATGAACTGTATTACAATTATCGCAGCGCCTATGAAGGCCTCAAAGAAGAAATTTATCGACTCAATGTAGAGTTAGAACGGCGGCATGCAAGTATTGCCGCGTATGAAAACGCGCGCGCGGATTACGCAGCATGCGAGATGGACTCTTATGGGGACATAAATCCTGCTGAGAAGAGGCTGAAAACTGCAGCAGGTATGCTCTTCAGCATGCCCCGTGATCGATCTTTCAACAGCTAGCAAAACGAACTCCGATATAATTAGTTGTAGGAAAGAATTAAATTAAATCAAATCAAAATGACAAACTGGCAACCAATTGAAACAGCTCCAAAAGAGGGTACTGAAATTCTTCTAACTGTAAAGTACCGTTCTGTTAAGTCTCGCGTCTTCACTCAAGTGCTGACTGCTCAATTCTGCAAACAATATCAGGAATGGATCGCAACCAGCGGAGACGAGATAGACGGCACCGCAACTCACTGGATGCCGCTCCCAGAAGCTCCTCCTGCAGAATGAACTCCGATATAATTAGTTGTAGGAAAGAATTAAATCAAAATGTTTATCACCGAACTCATCGAAAAGCTGGAAAAAATTAAAGCCGATCACGGCAATCTAACGGTATATTATAAAGATCTTGCTGAAGGTGGATCTGAGCCTGTGAACTCAGTTACGCCAGAATGGCCGTATAAGGTGGAAGGCGGCCTAGTGCAATTTGGAATAGATGATTATACTCAAGATCCATATGGCGTTGAAATTGGCTGAGCGATCAGCAAAACGAACTCCGATATAATAATAGTGTAGGAAAGATCAAATCAAATCAAATCAAATCAAATCAAATCAAAACTCAAATCAAAATGACTAAGTATACCTTCCAAACCATCGTTGCAACCTCCGAAGTGCGTGCTGACTTTACTGCGCTGCGCGAAGAGCTGAAGAGCTCGGATAAGGAGCTGATGACTGCAATGTTTAATCTCGCAAGCAAGCATCGCGAAGAGTTAGAACAATTGGTGAAAGATCAGCAAGAGTTCACTCGCGGATATCGTGAACGTTCGAAAGAGCTCAAAGCCGCAGCAAAGGTTCGCGCGAAAGAGTTGGTCAAAGAGATGCTGCAGAAGGAAGAAGCTGCAGAGGTGCCTGTAGTGGCAGTAAAGGTTAAGAAGGCTCGCAAAGCTAAAGTGGTAGAGGTAGTCGAAGCGGTCGAACCTGAAGGAGAGTGGTCCGCTGAGGCTGAGGTGGAAGAGCTTGCGATCGCTGAGTAGCAGCGAGGGACCTGAGCAAGTCAGTAAACTGCTTTAATTTTTGCAGAGTGGAGCAGTGGTAGCTCAGCAGGCTCATAACCTGAAGGTCGTTGGTTCAAACCCAACCTCTGCAACCAATTTCAAACGAACTCCGATATAATTGGTTGTAGGAAAGAATTAAATCAAATCAAATATTCGCTCTAATGTCTAATACTAATACTCCCGCTATCGAATCTCTTACCTTTGATCAAGCCAAGGCTGCTGGCCTGGTCAGAGTTGTTCATAAGGTCGTCAGAGCTCATGCAGATGGTCGCCCGGGCGTTGTCATCTTTGAAACGAAAGATGGGGCAGCAGCTTACGTTGCTTTGAAACAGATTACTAAAATGTCCGCCCCAAGTGACGATCACTGGTATGAGGTGAATGAGATGATGCTGATTGAGCCTCTGGCGGCCTAGAGGCTAGCAGTGGTGCGAGCGCTGGCGGTGCTCTAGAGGTGCCAGCGCTCCGAATTGTCTATAGTATAGCGCGAGGAAAAAAAATGGGAGAAGGCATGGCGCCAAATTTTTTTCTAAAAAATCTCCGATTCTCCTAATAGCCCCTACCTCCTCTTAATCTCCTAATCTCTAATTTTTTTTTCTAAAAATCTCGGAGATATCCTAATAGCCGTGCTGTAGATACTCTCCTGCGTTGATTCTAAATTACGGATGAAAGGCGGTTTATAATTCTAAAAGAATATAAATAATAATATGAAGAAAAAAGATATCGAACAGCTTGGCTTACTCGAGTAAGCCAAGCTGTTCGAACAGCTTGGCTTACTCTATGAGAATCTTACAGAAAAAGCTAGATTATTTGCTAAAGTTATAAAGTTAAAAGAAGCGAATGAAGAAGATTTTGATTCCATAGAACCTTTTAATCAAGAGCTAAATGATAAAATAGTATCTCAGCTTATGGATTCAGCAAAGGGAGTGCCTGTCCAAGAATTCTTACAAGCCTGTAGCATACTATTTAATGAGCCTAATTTAACACATGTAAGCTGGGCAATAGAAATGTTTGGTGATCTTAATGATATTGAACTTACTCATGAATTAGGAGGTAAGGCCGGGGGTACTATTGTAGTAGATGATAGACCTGAACCTGAAGATAAAGAGGTAGACCCAATGGCAGATTATGCTGAATATCTAACTGTTGATGAAACTGACCCTGCTAGCTTTGAGACCTTTCTTAGCTTACGTTCTAAGCTCATGTCAGGTGATAGGGTATTACTTACTAAATTTTTCCGTGACTTTGAAACAATATATGGAGTTGATAATTACGAGTGGTATAAACAAGGCAACTGGAATTATGATAATTGTTTAGCAGCTGTTAACAAGATGTCAAAAGACTTTAAGATAAAACTTAAAGCTGATTTCGATAGAGGAGGAAGTCTATATATGCTTGGTAGACCTACCAACCCTCCTATTTCTAATGATTAGGTTAGTGCTAAATATTAAATAATAGTATGAAGAAAAAAGATATCGATCAACTCGGAGTAATTTACGAGTTTATGAATAATAGCTATAGTGATCCCGACTCAGCCGAAGGCGATGATTCATCAAGCAGTCGCTCCAGTGCTGATAAAGATATTGGTCCTTATAATGACCATTTCGATTATGATAATAGTCCCTATAAAAATGCTGTATACGATGAGAGTAATCCTAAAGCTGCAGCAGCTTATACCCGATTAGTTGAAGACATGTTTGCTAAGAATGTTATTACTCTCGAAAGATTTTGGAATCTCTTTAGTGTCATGTACGGCATGCATCCAGTTAAAGACGCGCCCCCTTATAAGGACTGGAAACGATCTCTGAAACATGCTGTGCATAAAGTACAACAAGATTTTCCTGATTTCCCATTAGATATTGAGATTGAGGGTCATGGCTCTGTATACTTAAATGATACGTAACCTCTAAAAAAAGCGATCGGTGTTAAGCCGATCGCTTTTTTTTTGTTAAGCCTTTACCTTTGTAAGCTTATTAGGTACCTCTACTAATTGTTTTGACTTCGAAGTAGATTTACCTCCTGGTTCTGCAGCAATAATCTTAGAGTTTCTATTCATCCGAAGAACTACACCATCACCACGCGATCCTTTCTTTTGCATTCTCGCCTTATATTCTTTATGATTGAGATACGCCTGTGCGGCTTTTTTGTAGTAACCTGCTTTAATTAGCTTAACCCAGCCGAAGTCTCCTCCGCTTGGATTGTCTAAGTCTCCACGGAACTTGATATCTACTAGAGCTGCTTTTAACTTATTACTCATCTTCGGCCATTGCTCTTTGAACTTGGCTTGAACTGCAGGTACTCGAGTGCTTACGTCTTTCTTAAATAGTTCCAGAGCTTCTTCTCTCGATAAAGTCGATGAAAGACCTGCTGCGTTTCTCCCTTTTTCGAAGTCTTGCTTATCTTTGAGAGTACCTTTACCTATAAGATGTCCTACTCCAATAGTCCACTTTCCTACATCATCTAGATAAGGTTTCATGAACTTATCGTTCGCTTTATTATGGATGTCACCTCCTATAATTTCACTCGGGAGGATGAACTCTGAAGCTAACTTAACAACTGAATCGCCTTCGGGTTTTGCCTTGATAATAGGATCTGCAGCAGTTTTTTTTGTAAGAGTATCTTTGGAAGTCTCATCTACTTTAAGTTTATCAATTACTTTATTAGCAGCTTGATGAAATTGTGGTGAATTAATTTGCTTGTCCGCGGACCTGAGCGCTGTAATTTTTACTTCATTTGATTCTGGTCTTTTCGCTATTTCCCTTTCTAGAGTTTTAGCTCCGGATATATATCCAGCGCCTAGTGCCCCTATACCTAAAATCGTCGCTAATACTTCTTTAATACCTTCGTTAAATTGATCTGTTATTACGGCGTCGCTTTCTCTCTTACCTTCATTTAATATTTCACGTACAACACTATCAAAGCTTTCTTTAGATATAGTATTACCTTCTAATTTACGTTTACTTTCTGCCCTAGCTGCTTTTATATCTTCGCTGGTAAATTTAACTGGATTATTATCACAATTAAAATGTCCTCTAACACTTTTCGGTGCTCCTTTTAAAGATATTAACTGATTTTTATTGCAATAAAAATCTCCGTCAACACTTTCTGGTGCTCCTTCTAAGGAAGTTAATTGATTATTATCACAATTAAAATCTCTTCCGACACTTTTCGGTGCTCCTTCTAAGGAAGTTAATTGATTAGCAACACAATAAAAATCTCCGCCAACACTTTCTGGTGCTCCTTCTAAGGAAGTTAATTGATTCTTATAACAATTAAAACTTCCTTTAATATTTCGCGGTGCGCCTTTTAAAGAAGTTAATTGATTACCATGACAATAGCAATCTCTTCCTACGCTTTCTGGTGCCCCTTCTAAAGAAGTTAAACAATTATTATTAGCACACATAAAATCTCTTCCGACACTTTTCGGTGCCCCTTTTAAAGAAGTTAAATTATTATTATCAAAACAACTAAAATCTCCTGTTATATTTTCCGGTATATTGTCTGGCAATCTGTCTAAAAATTTAAATTCATCTAACATGTATTTACCAGCCGCAACCATATCCCATGCTTTTTTATAATCCGTTTTTATTCTTTGTTGTACATATTGTATAGTTTTGTCTAATTTATTAATTTGCAAATTCTGCTGCTCTAGCTGTGGTATAGCAATCTCTCTTGTTTTTAAATACTGCTTTAGTATCGCGCCTCCTTTAGCTTCAATAGCATCAGCTTGAAGAGGAGTAAGATTAGGGCCCACAGAAACGTATTCATTTATGTAATTCCATAAATTTTTGTTTGTTAAATAGGTAAATATTTCATCTGTAATAGTTTCGCCTGTTTTTAATACAAGTAACTGCAAATCTCTTTCAGCAGCTAAAAACTTTTCTAAAGAAGGTTTATGTTCAAAATCTCTTAAAAATTTTATGTTTGCCTTTTCTTTATCTGCTAACGGCTTATTTACAAATAAATTTTCATACTGAGCTAGTACAGGAAACTTCGCTACAACTTCTTTCCAGGTAGTTTTTTTTGTATCATTAAGCTGATT